CTGCCCTTAATGTTTCTACTGGCATATGCTCTACTTGTGCAACCTTACTCCTATCCTTAGAGTATATAACTTGCATAGCACAAGCACCCATTAACTTTAAATCAAAACATAACTTTCTAACGCAATCTTTATGAAATAAAGAAATCATTTGAGCGTATTGCTCTGGCTTTTTATTTGAATTGGTAGCATCTAACCCTCTACCGTAAATCATTTCGCTAACACCGTTGATAATAGCGTTATTTGTAGGACTACCATTGTATCTATCTATCAAATACTGAAAATAGTTGTTATCTTCTCCGTAACTAACGAAATCTTGATTAGTCTTTTCGCTAATTACTGGACTTGTATAAGTTGATAGGTTTACTATTCTTAAATCGTTCATATTATAATGTAATCGTTATCGTAACTATCTTCGGTTGTATATTGGTTTAAGTTACCGTTAAAATATTCGTTGTTAGTTTGATCTATACTCTGTGAAGTAACAAAAAACTTATCCTTGTATATTGTTTCTGAATTATATTTTAGTTCTATCGTGCCATAATTGTTTTCTAGTACAACTGCTCCAATATCAGTTAATCTAAAAGTAATATAATTACCACTAATAGTTGTATCTATACTTGACGATACTTGAGTATTGGTAGTTTCGTTAGTTACAATTATATCTACCGATGCTTGAACAAAAGTTCTAGGTATAACATAAAGTATATTATCTCCAGTTGGTGTTACTATCTTCATACTAATATATCAATACATTTTTGTTTTTTGTATAGATAAGAAAAAAAAAGCTACCCATAAAGAGTAGCCTTAATTAATCAAACCAAACTAATAACCATTAAGCGTTAGGATCTATTGGCGTTGTTGCACTTTCATCTGGTGCAGTTGCGAAGAAAGGTGGTGCAGTTTCTTGAGCAGTAGCTACAAGTGTAAACCCACTTAAATCTCCCATAGCAGCACCACTTACGATTGTACCACCAGTAATTTCAGCACCGTGTTCTTTACCGATTAAGAAATAGTTACCGTTGTAATCTTCTACTACATAGTGGGCTCTACCTCTATTTAATAATTTGATTTCCTCTTGAGTTGCTACATCAATAGTTGTTAATGTAACATTCAATGTAGTTTCATAAAAAGTTGTACCGTTCTCTCTCGATGAGTTTACGGCAGTTTCCAAACTTGAATTACCTTTTATTTCATACTTGAAAAATTCGGCACTTCCATCGCTTGGTAACGTTATTGTTCCAGCAGAATCAGTTAACGCTGCAATAGCAGTAGAGTAATCTAAAATGAATACATTTTTAAGACCACCTACCGAACTCTTACAAGGTAAACTTCTTCCTTTTGTTATTGCACAAGACATATATTTTTAGGTTTTAAATAAAAAAAGGTAGGCAGTTATGCCCACCCTTTTCTACATTAGTTAATTAATTATTATACTGCGTAATAAACGATATCTCCACCGATTCCAGTTTGAACACCAGCAGTATATCTCATTACGATTCTTACATTCTGGCTACCATCGATATCAGCCATATCAATCACTTTAACCTCGTTTCTATCATCTAGTAAACCAGTTCCGAAGAATAAGTTAGATTGTTGTGCTAATACTGCCTTGTTATCTCCAAGACCTTGTGCAACAAAGATATTGATACCCTCGAAAGTTAAAGCACCACCGTTGTACCAAGTTGTTCCCTTGTTATCTACACCGTTTGCACCTACGTTAGTAGCGAAACCACCTAAAGCACGAATGTATGCTCTAGCAATGTTGTTAGATACATAAAGCGTTAAATCTTCTTTACCTAAAATCTGGCTAGAAGCAGCATCTACAATCTTACCTAACTCATCGATTACGTTTGCAGCATCTACCGTTGTACCAGTTACATCTACTACATCTCCATCAGCAGCTAATAAAGTAGTAAAACCATCAAAGCTACCCTCTCCAGCAGAACCAGCCCAGATAGATTGTTCAGTAGCTTGTGCAACTTCAGCAGCTACTCTTGCTATTACGAAATCAGAAAATAATGGTGGTAAGCTATCAAAAGCAGAATATCCCATTTGTGCAGCTTCCCAATCCGAATGTAGTTCTTTTTTACAGATTTGTAAGTTAACTTGTAATTCAGTAGGTTGTAACACTTTTTCTGTTAGTGTCATTGTTGAAGTAGTATCATCGAAATCGCAATCAGCACTGCGTACTAAGTTAGCGAAAGATCCTACTTTCATTGCAGCCTTAAACTTAATGTTAGGCAATATTGTTACTGCTCCAGCATCTAAAGTTGAAGCACTTAAAAGGGCAGCACCTAAGTACTTCCCAGCGAATTCTCCAGCATATGAAGAAGTAATTGTTGGATTTGGCATTTTATTTAATTTTTAGTTATTTAATTTATTTAAAACTCTATCAAGTGTAGATGCTTTTCTATTTTTAGCATACTTAAACTCAACTTTTCTTTTAGCGTTAGCTTCTGGATTGTGTGTTAATGGCTCTACTGCTGGTTGTGATAGTTCTTCTTTAACTTGTTCTTCAACTTGTTCCACAACCTCTTCAGCTACAACCTCAACTTTTTCTACCTCTTCAGATAGTTCCTCTTTTGGCTCTTCGCTCATTTCTTCTTTAGGCTCTAACATAGCTTTGATTTCTTCAATCATTTCTTTAACCTCTGCTAGTTCCTCTTTAGTAGCATATCCCATTTCTTCTTTTTCTTCGTCTTTAGCTTCTACTTCTTCTTCTTCTTTTGCACCTATCTCTGAAATTTCTCCACCCTCGTTTACAACTAAAATTCTACCATCTTCTAACTGGTATTCTCCAGCTGGTACTGCTACTTTCTCATCATCTGAAATGATGAATACTTCTTGCCCTACTTCGAAACTATCTGCTTCGATAATAGTACCGTTCTCTAAAGTTTGTTGCTCTAGTTTAACTTCCATTCCTAGAACTTGCTTTATAGAATTTAACATAGTTTTTGCTTCCATACTTATATATCAATTATTAAAAATTATTTGCATTTTTATATTTTACCTATTCCTTGAGCCCATAAACTACCATCGCAACATTTACGGGAGTATGTATTTTTATCCTTGCATAAGCAACCTCTTCTACTTCCTTTAGGACTTGTTCTACTTGGTGTTTTATATTTATCTTTAGCCATCTATTTTATTGGTATGCAGTTAGGTACTAACTTTCCGTTTTTCATTTTCATTCCGTATTGCTCATAACCAGCTTGACAAGGTGCTTTAAGGTCTATTAAGTCTAATTCTTTTAACTTACTTTCTGCCCATCGCTTACCAGCCTTACCACCCCATAATAAATATGAAATAGTACCACAAGCCTTACTATCGCCCTCATCATAATATTCTTCTGCCCTTGACAAATAAGAATACATACGTTTTATCGTATCTACGGTAATTGCTTCTCCTTTTGCTAATTGTCTTGCTCTTACCTTACCTACTTGTGTAGCACACTTGTTATTTACCTTTTCATTTAGTTCTATACCCCTTTTAGCATTGTTTTTAACTGCATTAGGGTAATCACTATAACTTTCTAAATCTAATCGCTTTAAAACCCTCTTATAAGCCATTCTCAATAATATCTATAATTTGTTTGATAAGTTTTTCATCTTCATCAAGTTCTTCTTCAATATTTTCTTTAGGTCTTTCCATCTTATCTGCAAAGTAACCCTCAATACTGAAACCTTTAACCTTGCCAGTTTTAACAAATTCGTTCCACACCTTATCATTATTAACTTTAACACTTCCCATCCACGTTCCAATAGGTAAATCCATTCCATACTTTACGCTTTTATCGTGTACCTTATCTTCTACGATCCAACTTTCAACAAGGCTAAGTCCGTTAAGTTCGTATTGGTGTTCTAAGGTTGAATTATTTTGATTGCCTTGCATTAAATACATTTGCGATGCTTTCTCTACCGTATCTTTTGAAAAGTATATGTAGTACTCATCTTCTCCACTTCGTCTGTATATAGGCTTGTTAGGTACTAATAAAGCACCCATTAGTATTCTCTTTTCTTTGTCTACCTCTGCAAGTTTTATTTCTTGGCTTTTTAAGGCTATGAAATCTTCTTCTATTGCTGGGTTTTCTACAACTGAAATAGCTTCTATTCCTAGTTCGCTATTCTCGTCTAAAATAAGTTCTACTATTTTCATATTAGTATATCAATCTTTTATTATTTTTTGCATTTATCCTATACTCGCACCCTCAACTATATTTCTATCCATACTCTGTGCAGTTGTTACATCGTTTGCTACCACATACGCTTGTACTGGTTGTTGTTCTTGTTCCCCTATCGCTTCTGCTAATTGATTAGTTCCACTTGCACCTACAACATTAAATGCTGGTGGTATGCTTGGTACTGGTGGTGCAGATGTTCTACCCCCACTTGTAGATGGTGCAGTAGTACCACTTTTGCCAGTACTATCAATACTTTTTATTGCTGCAATATTTTTTATAGCAACTGCACCAGCCAACGCTGCTTGAACTACTGGGTATGCTGGGAAGAATGTAGTTATAGGGGATTTTTGTGCAGTTGTATATGCGTTCTGAACACCCTCATAACCACTAACGGTAGCACTTGCAATAGCCATAGCTTTACCAACTTTACTATCTTTACCAGCTAATTCTGCAACTTGATTAAAAGTATTTTTAGCATCGCCTAGTACTTGCTTTTTTCTTAACTTCTCTAGTTGTGCTTTTTTCTTTATTTCTTTTTCTTCTAAGTCTGTTCTTAATCCAGCGTAGTATTCATAAACTTCAAATTTTTCTTGTTCCGTTGCATTTAACTTATCTAATTCTGCTATCTTTTTTTCTTCTTCTAAAGCTAATTTTTCTAATTCGGTTTCTGCTTCTATTAATCGTTGTTTTTCTGCAAAATCATCTCTTATTTTCTGTATAGCATTTAACCTTGTTTGTTCATCTGCTATCTTTTTATCTTCTATTGCTTTTTGTTCGGCAGCTATACGCTTGTTTTCTGCTTCAATTTGTTTGGTTATAGTATTTACTTCCCTTTGTACTTGTCTTGCAGTATTTGCCCTTGCTGCTTGTTGTCTATTTACTGCTGCAATAGCTTCGGCTTCTTTGGTTAGATTTTCTTTATTACTTCTACTAAAGGTATTTTCTAATATTTGTGCATCTCTTCTTAATTCTAAAAATTGTGTTTCTTTATCAAGTAATTCATCTTCTAATTTTTGAGCATCTAATAAGGCTTGTTTTCTTTCTGCTGCACTAAACTCTTCTTCTTGTCTTGACTTTAAACGTAAATTAGCAATTTCACTTTCTAGCTTAGACCTATCTATAATAAGTTGCCTTTCTATTTTATCTGCTTTCGCCCTCATATCAGCAACTGACGCTGCTGCTTTAGCTTCATTTAATTGCTCTTTTATAAATTCTTTTGATGCAGCAGTAGCATCTTTTATACCATCTCTTATTATACCATAAGGAGAATTATCTACTAATCCTTTAAAACCTTTTTTTGTATCTTCTAAAGCACCTTTGAAATCCCCACTAAATACTTTTTTTATAGCACTACCTAACAATCCAATACTATCTATTGTGCCAGTAACTTTATCAATTACAAATTCTTGAATAGTCTTTGCAAATCCTTTTATTGTTTCAACTGGATTTGTAAAAGCATTTATTATTCCCTCGCCCAAATCAGCTAACAAGTCTACAAGGTTGCCAGTTAAAGTACCAATAATGGTCATTATTTTAGCAAACTTATTCTGCCCCTCTTCACTACCTTTAAAAGCAGCTATCAAAGAAGTAATTGCTATAACTAATGCCCCAACGCCAGTGCCTATAATAGCAATCTTCATAAGGTTAAAACCTTTAGTAGCACTACCTATTGTACCTATAAGTTTTTGAAAACCACTAATAGCCCCTCCAGTCTTTTGGTCTATAAAACCTAATACACCCCCATAATCTCTTTGGTTATCAATAGATTCTTTTAATGTATCGTTAGCTTTACTTCTGTCTTTGTTTAATTGTTTTAAAGCAAACTTTTCTTCTTTAAGTCTATCTTTAGTTTTTTGAATAGCATCATTAACTTCCTTTCTAGCTGCTAAATTAGTTTTAGATGTTTTTTTTAATGCTTTTTCATATTCAAACAATTCCTTTTCTAATTCATCTATCAAATCTGTTTGAGCCTCAAAAGACTTATTTAACTCATCTACGTTAGATTTTGCAGTTTTAGTGTCAACTTTAACATCTACTTCTTTTACTATCGCCATTTTATTTCTTGTTTAAGTGTTTTATAACCATCTTTTAAAGTTAATGGTAGTTTGTACTTACCTTGTGCTATTCTTATGTTCTCCGTTTCTCCGTTTGCGTAATTAAGCAAGTATAGTATGTTTTCTATCATAAATCATTTAATAGTTCTAAATCGCTCTTGCCATCTAGTAGGTTAATCTTTAAACTATTTATTTTGTATTGCTTACCGTTTATTATGATCTTGTCTGCTACGCTTAACACTCTTATTATTCGTATCGGTAAGTATGCAGTTACCTTTGTGATTCTGTTCTTTTCGTTAAATGCACTTGATATATAGTTTTTATAATAACTCTCAAATAAGGTATCTGTAAAAGTTGTATCGGCAGTATATTCGTTGTTCTCTAAGTAAAAGTTTATATTCTCTTTACTAAACGCTGATGCATACGAAACACTATTACTAGGTATGTTGTATTGTGTTGTAGCACTATGCCCACCATTTTCTAAATATGATATTTCAGTAGCTGATGGTATTTTTATAGGATAAAATATTAACGGTTTACCTTTATAGGATTCCCTATTATCGTCTACTGAATAACCCCATTGTATCGTAGTTATGTTTCCACTTGTGGTATCGTATATCCTTTCGAACTTCATCTGGCTAAATGGTGTTGTAAGGTCATATATCCCACCATCTAAGTTTTCTTGATTTGTGTATTCTTCCTTACCCCATTCCTTACCGAATAACTGATTGTGATTTGCAGCAAAAAAGGTTTTCGTATCTCCGTGAGTAAAGTTAATCTTTCGGTAAGGTAGGGCAATATTAACTTGGCTTGTGTTTACATCTACATATTTTGATATATCGTATGTAGTGCCACCAGAATAAAAATCATCTAAGGTCTTAACTACTATAACATCGTTTTCTACATACGCAGTTAAATTAAACATCTTAAACAATCCACTAATAAAGTCTATAACCTTTATATCTGGTATCTGTTGCGTAATGTCAAATATAAAACTAGCATCGTAAGAATGTGTACCAGTATCGTATGTTTTAGTGAAAGCAGTATTTGGCGAGTATTCAATATCCCATTCTATCTTAGAAAATACTATTGCATCTTCGCCTTGTATATAGATCGTAATTGGTAAACTACCAAAACTATAAGAAGTTAAATCTAAGGTTTGGTTGCCAGTAACATCTCCACTATTAAATATTTCTATACCACTTCTTTTAACCGATACCCTATATGTATCAGTACTTGTTGTGTTTAACGTTAGTTCCTTGCTAGTATAAAACGATTCAGTACCGTTTAAAGTAAGTTGCTCATTGTATTGTATTGCAGTAGCAGTATTACCATCGGTTTCGTTTGTAAAGCCATCTACAATGTTTTCTGTAAGACCACTAGGGTTTTCTACATTTCCCTTTTTACGATGCAACCACATAAACAAGTTATGGTAGTGGTCATTGCTATTATTAAAGAAATCACTACTAAAAGAAATACCATAAAAACTTTCTATTTGTTTTAGTATTGCATCTAGTCTAATTGCATACTTTAATTCAGACCACAATACTCCGTGATGATGCGAAGTTCCAGTACCAGATTCATACCACAAGTTACCAGTATCTTCTCCGTGTACGCCATCTTCATAATATAATCTTTGACTATGTGTAATCAATGGTACTATAACATCGTTCGTGTTAGGGTTTAAACCTAAGAACGTTTTTATAGTTGTGTAATCGTATAGTTCATTGTAAGTTGTTAAACTTGTGATAGCACTTAACTTATCATCGCCTAGTATATCTTTTAACTCTACCGTACTACCGAAGAACGTAATCTTGTACGAATATGGTTTGTTGTTTTTTAAATCTACACCCTCTAGCTTTATCTTACCTTTTTTGTAAGGTAGGTTGTTTAGTTCTATGTTGGCATCTTTTCTAATCCTAGCATCAAACCCATTTACTATATCGTAGTTGTAATAATGCTTAAATATCTTATTATTGTTTCTACTTGCTGGTACGGTAAACGTTTTACTAAACGCAGTAAAGACCTTTGCTATATCCCTTACAGATTTTATAGAATCGGTAATAGATACGCTTTCATCTTTAAAAAGTTCTAGTTGGTTGCCCTCTATGTATAGTTGTATAACTTGCACTATCTTACGTTGTTTATTTTATCAAATGCGTAATCAAACTGAATAGTATAGTTTATTAGGTTGTCGTTTAATACGGTCTTGTATTGTACACTACTTGTTTTAGGTATTACTCCTAGTACTAATTCCTCGTCTTGTATTTTAGTGATCCATACTTGCTCACTCATCAATAGTTCCTTAATTACATCGTTATACGATTCATCTATGTAATCGGTGTTAAGTGTTATAGATTCCTTGCCAGACTTTTGGAATTGTGATTGTTGTGGATTGTAGGTATTGTAACTTAGCGTATCGAAGTCTATTGTATTGGCTTTATACGTTTCGCCTTTGGTTGTTAGTTGTTCTGTTGACTTTAAGCTAAACCACACATCTTGTAATGCACCAAACTTATTTACGAATGTAATTTTATAAGGTGTAAATTTAGAACAATCTAAAGTCTTTATTTTAAGTACTTCAACATCGTCTGCACTTTCTACATATATTTCATCTGCTTCTAGTATATCTAAGCTATTTAAAAATGATTGTAGGCAATCGCTATCCTCAAAAGTACCACTATTGTTTAGTACCCTTTCTTGAAACGAATCTGCTACGTTGTAGCTTATATCTATGTATATTAGTTGCCCAGTTGTGCTGGTGCTAGAACTTAATGTGTAGCTTTCTAAGGTTTGACCGTTTAAAAGGTATGTAACGTGATCTACGTTTTCAGACCATACTGGTATTCTTGTTACGCCATCGTTTACCCTATGTACTACTTTGTTAGATTGTAATACCGTTCCACTTAGTGCTGGGTTTATACCATCTTCGAAATATCCGTAACCCTCTACACCTAAAAAGCCATCAGAATTATCTGGTGTTATAGTTGTATCTCCACTACCAGCAGTAACCGTAGGAATAGCATTTACCCAAACTGCTTGACTATCATAGCTACCATCAAACTCTACTTCTAGGTAATCTCTTATAAGTTCTGCAATTTCAAATACTACATAATCGTTTGTGCTTAAAGGCTCTTTTGTTATTGTGTATCGTAACGTACTAGGACTTACACTTGCATTGTCCGTAAACGTGCCAGTATAAACATATAGGTTTAACTCTACTGAAGTCATACCAGTTTTCTCTACCTTGAAATAAAACGGACTTCTTAAATTTATCTTCCTCATTTGTTTATATTAACTTGTATTTGTTTTTCTATTCCTATTGCGTATGCTTCTACTAATTCATCTGGCAATCTCTTAAACGCTCTTACAAATGGTTTAGTAAAAAACATACTTGGTTTAATACCTTTTGTGTATATGCTTCTAGCTATTGCAAACTGAATGCTTTTTCTAGTTGTGAACTTACCCTTGTTTCTTGGTGCTATTCCTTTCCTTACTATCCACTTATCTAGTTTGCTAGGTGGTGGCATTTTATTCGTGTACTTGTACGGTGTATTGTATTTCTTTTTAGTACCACTAACACCTTTATCTTGAAACTTACCGTAATCTTCCATTTCAAAGGATAGGTTGAATCCTTTATTGGTTTTATTTACATCATACCCAAGACTATTATAAAGTTCCTTAGATGCGTTCTTATCGCCTTTAGTTAAGTTGCTTCGTGATTGTTGTATAACATACTTAGCGAAGTCTTGTAAGGCTTTCTGTATTTCCTTATCTGCTAACATATAGTTATATCGTTAGGTATTAATACATCAAAGGTTGCAGTCCATCCAGCAAGTTCGTTTTCAAACCTATCGTAGAAAGGCTCACAAGTTATAGTTCCATCTAATTGGTACTTGTCTTGGAATAACGTTCCTCTACTTAATACTTGTGTAAGTTTGTTTAGTACTGCTAACTGCGTGTTTAATATATCTTGCTCGTTGTCGTTTCCTCTGAATAGATCCGTTACTGGCTCTTTGCTTACATCTACAACATCCATAGCCAATACCGAAACGTTAAACCTTATTACTTGTTCCTCTAGTATTGATTGATTTATTATAATGTGGCTTAACGGAAATATGGTTTGTTTGTTTAAGTCTACCTTTGTGATATCTCCAGTAGTTACCGTATTAACATTTACATCTGCTAGTAGCTGGTCTTTTATCGTTTCCGTGATTAAGTAAAAACCTCTTATACCTCTCATTTAAACTTGCTTTTAATTCTTTTAGATTCTAGTTCGTTCTTTTCTTTTTCAAATGTCAAGAATGTTAAACACTCGTGCATATTTAGTTTAGTGATATCCTTAAATCGTCTAACATCGTTTTGAGCGATGTGAACGAGTGATTGATACCATCCCCATTTTCTTCCGAAATTAGATACTGCATCATATTCTTTTCGTTCTTCATTTTGGAATAGTCCATCATAATCTGCGACAAGTCTATGCCTAAATGATAAAAAAAAAGTATAGAACTTATAACTGCATCCATTGGCATATTTAACATTCGTTCATACTTATCGCTATCATAGTCCTCTATCTGATACCTACCACTTCGTTTTATTTTTACTGGTCTATAAAGAACGTTCATTGCTCTATGTAGGTTGTTAGTATCGCCTATAAACGTATCAAGGTCTACATACTCGCCAAAGGTCATATCATCTAAATCTGGAATAAACCCATACTCTACACCATCCATCTTAAATAGGTTTACCAGGCTAGGTTTGTTCTCTAGCATACTTGTAAGTATTTGTATAATTTCCTTTACATCGATAGCTTTCATTTGGTTTACATACTTCATAGGTACTTGGCAGAAGATTTCTATCATTCTTCGTTCCACTACCTTAACATCTTCTACATCGTTTAGCTTGTAAAACTCTTGGTATTGCCCTAGTGTAATTTCGTTTAAACTATTAGGTATTACTATCTTCATATTTATATATCAACTATTTTTAAAATTTTATTACCTAATCGCATATTTACCGAAGTTAGGTCTACTTAATATTGAATAGGTTGCGTATCTTGATGCATCTATAAGGTGGTCATTCTTTGCTACTGGCTTGTTAGTTAGCTTACCACTTCTATCTTCTTGCCATTTGTAGTTTCTAAACTCCA